GCACCATCATGCCAGCCATGATCTCGTCAGTGTTCTGGAACCACTTTGTGCCGTTCCTTGCTGACCAGGGACTGAAGTATTCCACCATCGGACATGTGAAGGCCAACTTGATTGCGGTGCTCAACTGGTCATCCAAGTATGGCGTGAAGTTGAATCCGAGTTACTCAGAGGTTGATATACCAAACTACATCCCGTCAAAGATTTCGCTCACGCCTGATGAAATCTCGCACATCTATCACTTCAAGATTGGTCAAGAGCCGACATACAGTTTCCGCTCGAAGAAGGTGCTGAAATTACGGAAGAACAAGATTGAGACATTGGAACGAGTGCGTGACATGTTCGTGTTGGGCTGCAACCTCGGTCAGCGATACTCCGACCTGGTGCGCATCAGTCCTGAGAACTTCCGCAACGGTCAGTTCTCCATCGTTCAACAGAAGACGGGTAACAAGTGCTTTGTGCCTATCAACTCGCTGAGTATCGACAGCCGTATCACATTCGCTATACTGGAGAAGTACGACTACCATGCACCATATACTGGCGACATCAACAACTACAACAGCTACCTGCACCAGCTTCTTCACCACATCGGCGAGGACTTCCTCGAAGAAGTGCATATCGACAACAAGATTAACGGACAAATCACCCGCGAAACCAAGCGCCGCTATCAACTCATATCCTCGCACAGTGCCCGCCGTTCGTTTGCCACCATCAACACGCTGCGGAACATTCCGAGAAACAAGATACTGCGAGCGACAGGACATTCAAGTGAGAAAGCATTTGTACGATATATCTGCTATGACGAAGAGAATTAAATGAGGTCATCTCCAGCACTGGGGATGACCTCTTTTTTTTGCTTAAAAAGCAAAGTGGACAATCTCGTTACTTGTCCCATTATCGCCACCAATAGCAGCCCTCGCAGTAGGCGTTGCGCTTGCAGGTCCAAGTAGTCATGGATTCTCTATTTTGACCTCCTCGACACCTGCCAGGGCGAGGGCCATCCGAAGTTGGCCGACGGTCTTAATGGCAGAAGAGCGGATGTCGGTACCTTTGTAGAGAATGCAGACCATTTTTGGTTCGCCGTTCATAAAGTGAACACTCACGCGCTGTGGGCCATAATATGTGGTCGGCATCCAGTATGTGAGCACCCTCACGTCGGCATCGTAGCGGGCTGACTTATCATCCATTAGGAAGCCATTGTGCAGCAGCATCACTGGCTTCAGTTGTTCAGAATCGCTTACCATGTTCCTTGATATGATGTTGACCAGTCGGTGTTGAGCGTGAGTGTCATGCCAGAACCAGCGCTGAAGAGTGGGCCAGTATATTCAGAGACACGATTACGGACAAATGGTGCATCGTCGATGGTGGCCTGCCCAATGATGGTATTGTCGGACTTCTTGGAGTTGATGCTGATATCGGTGGTCCATTCGTCGGCACCAGAGAATCCGTAGACGGTGGCATATATGGTATTTCCAATCTCAGATGCAGGGATGTTGATGACGACAGCCTGATCTGTGGCGGCAGCAGTAGGTTCTCCGGTGAAATAATTCATGCCATAGTACCATGTGTGAGGAATGATGTTGATGGTAGCAGCGCCTTCGGCTATTGGGTCAGTGAATGAGAGTTTGAGTTTTGTAACCACTCGGTTGAGGTTAATAACCTGGGATGTGTTGCTTGTGGCTACTACATTGATTTCAAATTCTCGCCAGAAGTTGTCAAGGACCTTGGTGAAGGTGATGGTATGATTGGTGGTGTTGATAGTCGCGCCAGAGCCGCGACTTGCGATGAAATAGAGGTGATGGGAGCCATAGGAAAGGGTGATGGCTGGAGTGCCGAAATCGGAGGCGGTGTTGTCGTCCTGATGGATAGTTTGTTGCAACTCTGTTCCAACGTAGTCAAAAACCCAGATGTCAGTCATGTCTTTGCCGTCGGCAGTTAGGCTGCGGGTGACTGGTGTCCATCGGTCGGAGAATTCGCCAGCGACGGTGAAGTTGATAGTTTTTGATTCGACGAGTTCTTCGGAAACTGTGTCTTTTTCACATGCCGTCAGAGCGGTGATTGTGAGGGCGATAAGGCAAGTTGCCCCCCACCCGTTAACTTTGTTTAACATTGCGTTAAACATTGATTTTTTGTTCATGATGTTTGTTTTTTAAAGTTAGTATTTAGGTCGAAAAGACCGTTTATCGGCGACAAAGATAAACAATAAAATTTAAATCAACGAAGAAAAATACAAATTTTCAGTCGGTAAACCCAAGACACATAGTTTCCAGAATGGAAAAAGGACGAAATATGGCATATCAATCAGGATTCTTACACAACCGCGTGACGATCTGGAACAAAGTGGTATCGACGGGGTTCGGCGATACTACCTCGTGGCAGGACGTTGGTACGGTATGGGCGAATGTCACATTCAGCAGGGGCATGAAATCTCTGCGCGAGGGTGCTTTGGATGCTTACGATACCGTCATTATCCGAATGCGCTATAACAAAATAGTAACCCGCGACTCCCTGTTGGTGCACGATGGCAGAACCTACCAGATACAATCTTTTCACCGCGACCAGCGCGAGAACATCGTACAGATTACGGCTGTAGAGATGGTTAACCCGCAGGTGAACATTGTCCCGCCTTTACCGGAAAATGCACTCTACGACGCTGACGGCATCCTGTTGCAGGATGCTGATGGTGTGTGTCTCACAGCAGATTACAACTAAAATAAAACGATATGGACGAATACAGATTTCAACAAAAGGCACCGCAGATTCAGAGTATATTGAATCAGGTAGGCACTAATGCCGAATCCATTGAGGCAATAAGACCAGGTGCTAACGACGGTAAGAACGCCATGATCATCTTGCAGGGTGAGGGCGCAGTTACTCCCACGCTGGTCAATGGTTTGTGGGAGAATGACACTACACCGCCACATCTCAAACGGATTGAGACTGACGAATTCAAGGCGACAGAAACGGCCATCAAGTGTATAGAAGGCGATTATTTCATCATCGTTGGTCAAGGCAGTGTGTACTCCGAATCCAAGTCAAGGCTTTGGGCTTTCGCGAACATTGTCGGTGAGGTGATAGCAAGTGCAGAAATAGGCGAAATGCACAGAGAGCCTTATACCGTTGTGGCTCCCAAAGATGCCGCATATTTCTATTTTACTGCCCTCACGCTCAACGTCAAGAATCCATCGGTGGAGTGCCATCTTTCAACCGAGGACGGCCTTGTAATGAAGGTGAACGAGCTGGAGAGGAAGATGGAGCAAATTCCCATATTCCCCGCCACCTTCCTGCCCAAGAAGGTATATGGTGTCATCGGCGACACGATGCAGTTGTTTGACCGTGGCGTAACCATCAGCCAGGAGCCTTACAGGTTCTACAATGACTGGATATGCGGGCAAGGGAAGATTTTCGAGCGTTATCTTGAAATTACGCCCGAATTGGTGAATGGCGAAGTGCCGGACAATCTCACCATCAAGCACGCACTCATCAATGACAACTACGACAGCTCGGAGCAAAGCACTTCGGAACTGGTACTGTCCGCACGTCCTACCTCTCCGGCAAACGACATCAACGTGCTTTGCGTCGGTGCTTCGACAACGGCTAACGGCGAATGGGCAAGCGAGTTGAAGCGCAGACTGACAGGAACGCTTAACACCGGCACACCAGCAGCCGACGGACTGACACACATCAACTTTGTAGGACGCAAAGAGCTTGCAGCAGCATCGGGAGTAAGACCAATGCCCGTGAACGTGGAGGCAACAGGCGGCTGGACGTGGGCGACGTTCTTCACGCCGCAGGATGCAGTAAGACTGACCGTGAGCGGTGTGACCTCCATCAATATCGGCGATGTATATACCTACCAGAACGGCAACGGACAGACGGTGAAGGTGGCCGTTGCTGAGGTCAACATAACAGGCACGAGCGGAAACATCCGGTTCATCTACAGCTACGACACCCAAGGCAAGGGAGTACCAGCTGCGGCCAGCGGAGAAATTACGAGGGTGAGCGGCAGCGGTGATGTGACTATTGCCTACAGCGCAGCGGATGAAGAGACCTATTGTCCATTCTACGACGAGGCAACTGGAGAACCCGACTTCTCCCACTATGCCCAGCAGTATTGCAACGGACAGATAGACGTGGTTATCTTCAACCTCGGCACCATCAACTACGGTTTAGTCGGCAAAGAGTCGCTGGCAACCATAGGAGCCAACATGAAGACCCTGATAGACGCGCTTCATGCAGACTTCCCGAATTGCAAGGTCATCATTGCCCCAGGCATGGGGTACAACACCCACTACGGAATCGAATATAACTACAACGCTGCTTCCAAGATGAAGTCGTGGGGATCGCTCTATGCTCAGTTCCGCTATGCCAAGTCGGTGGAGGGCTTCATCGGT